TTAATTTTGGTTGTTGCCATCGAAATATAACTTCTTGTAATATTTTCGAATAATGTCCATAGCAATTGTTGTCTGACCGTTCGTCATATTATGTTCTCTTAACAAAGATTCATATTCTTCGTGTTCTTGGAAAATAATATCGAATTGGTCTTTTCCATAACGCACATCTCGAGAGAGCTGAGTAGCAAAATTATTTAAATCCCATCTATATTTTTTAATTTTGCGTTCCAGCTCCATATCTTCAATTTGTTTTCTCAAACTTTTAATATCTTCGGACAAAATACTAATTGATTCTAAAATTTCTTTTGTCGTTTTTTCGTTTTTTGAGCGATAGTTAAGCTGCGTTTTTTCAAAATCGGATTCTTGCTGCTTAAGGTCAGTCAATTGATTACGAACATCTTTTCTGTATTCTTTTTCTTCTTTTTTAGATTTTTCCCACGGAGGAGTAATCTCAAAGGTGGTAAAGAACTTATCCATTCCGGCCTTCAAAGTGGTAGCTGCCGCAATAAAGACAACAATACCACTAAGAATAGCTATGTAATCTATAGAAGTTAATTGCGTAAATGCTTCGAGCATGAGCAGATCACCTCTTTTAGATTATTTCTTTTGCTCCCATTTATTAAGTCCATCAGGTTTCACGAGTAATCCCTTTTTCGCAAGAGTAAGCAGAGCGGCTTTAACTTCTGCGCTGTCGGCATTTGCGGAGGCAATCTTAGATAGATTTGGTTTTCCTGCGCCAAATCCTCTATTATGCAAAAACTCCGTAAATGATTTAACTGCTGTATTCTTTAAAATCCCAAAATATTTCACACCATCAACTCTTTCTTTTGTGTGGTCTTTCTGTACGGCTGTAGTAGCCTTTGTTTCTTTTTTCTTAACAACTTTAACAGGAGTTGTAAAAAGCTTTTTCTCGGCTGTTCTGCGGCGTGTAAGCCCTCTATATACTCGTCCGCCAGCTTTATTATATTCCATCATTTTACTTGCAATGGTAGAACGAGAGCGAGTTCCATTAGCTGTTAAGCCTTTGATGCTTCCAATGTTGTAGCAAAAGCTGACAAGCGCATCAATTTCGTTCTGATTCCACTTATATTTGTCATTATATTTCATGACGAGGGGAAGGTATTTTTGTGTTAAAGACTTTTCTAGCCATGATTCAGCGGTAGCTTTGCTAATTGTTAAGCCGGATTTAATAGTTGTCTTTGTAATTGACTTATCAGAATTGGTAATGCCGTAACCTATTGTCCACACACCCACTTCGTCTTTATAAGCCCTTAAATAGCAACCTTCGAATTCTTTTACTAAATCTAAGCAGTTCTTAGTAATTTTCGCCATCTAAATCATCATCCTCAATTTCGTCGTATACATAGTCTTCAGAATCGTCGTATTCTTCATCTTCTTCGTCGTCAGTATCTTGTTCGGAATATTTAGCGACAAAATCTTCCAATTCCGCAAGAGTGATTTTACCGTCCTTTAAAATTTGCATAACGTCATCTGCAACTTGTGCTGGCTTTGTAATACTCTGATTTTTATACCAAGAATAAATAATGCCGACAACACCAACAATAGCAGTAACCCATGCGGCAATTTCATTTTCATTGATGTTGATTACAGGTTTTCCCATAATATTTAACACGTAATTCACCATCGTAAAAATAAGAACAACAGCACTAACATATGTACTAGCCTTAATATCTTTTACATTAATCTGTTCTAAAAAATTCTTTAATTTGTTCATGTGTAATACCTCCTAACTAATTTACAAGCAATAAAAAAAGAGAGTAGTAAACTCTCCCGTATAAATAACAATATCTTTATATTTATGCTCTCTTCACGATTACATATCCAGCTCCATGAGCCGTTCCCTTCCACCAGTTAGCCTGATTTTTTCTGCCAGCTTTACCATGTAATACCGTCTTAATAAGCCAGTTCATAGTAACTTTTTTTGTTGTGCCGTTTGTTGCAACAACATATTTACCGTCAATGCTTCTCCCAATAATCACATTTGTATGAATTGGATTTTTCTGCTCAAGTAATACGATATGTCCATCATGAATCGCTTTCTGAATATTATTTCTAATCCGCTTGTTCGCATCTGCCGGACAACCTTTCCAAGTAGCAATTTTCTTTTCTGCAATTTTATTAACAGCCTTTTCAATCCCGAAAATAGTAAGCTTACTGCCAGTATATCCGCCCAAGTGTTTTTTTGCGTATGAATATACTTCATATGGGGATTTTGTAATTCCTCTAAACTGTAAAGCGATAGAAGCAGCCGCCATAGAACAACCGTGCTTTTGGCAAAACGCTCCGAACTTCTTTTGTTGCGGAATTTTGATTCTTCGTGAGGCTCGTCCGGATGCAATGACAACCAATTTTGGATATTTTGCGCTGTCACGATTTTTTACTTTTAAAACCAATCCTCTGAGGTATCTGCCGTTAGTAAAGCCGCGTTTTCCTTTGTAAGAAACCTTTACGAATGGAATGTTATCTTTCCAGATAATTTTAGCTCCGACAATCTCAACGTCTGTATTTGCAGGAACAGTACATACGACAGAAGCAGTTTTTGAAGCCGCCTGCCGGATATTAATTTGCGAAACTGTTTGTAAAACCATATTTATCACCATCCTTTTATGCAATAAAAAAAGCTCCGCTGAAGCAGAGCTGTGAATTTATTTTTTAATCATTGTCATTTTTTAGTATCAAAATCTGAAAATTTTATGTATTCTAGAGGGAAGTTTTCTCCGTTATCTTCCATATCATCATCAAACCATAAATCAACACTTATCATGCCTTCATTCTTTGACACAATTTCAAATAATCTCTTTCCCATGTATACCCCCTCTTTTTTATCTAAAATCTGAGCGTTTAAATCGCATTATTTCTTATAAATAGAAGATATATAAATAGTTTTTCTTTCGCTTTTCTTGTAGTTCTCTATAAAATTAATATCTTCATTCCATTTTGCTATAGCATTTTCATATTTCTTTTGAGTTTTTCTGGTCGCTACGAGCCAGTTTAAGAAATCGAGCAAATCATGAATCGAGAAAAAATCCTTCTTTAAAGCTTCGAGCAAAATTTCATGTCGTCTATCCGAGCTTAAATCCACATTTTTGTCAACAGTATATCCCATAGCACTTAGAACAGACTGGCTTTTGTATCTGAACGGAATGTTGCTTTTGCTTTGTGGATTATCTTTATCGAAGATATTACATAGAGGAGTTCCTGCCTTAAGCATTTCTTCGTAATCTCGTTCGAAAATATAGTATTTGTCACAATCTCTGCAATAACCAGTATATATTTGATAATTAACAATCTCGTTATCAGGAATCAGAAGTTTGATGATTCCTATATATGGTAAAATAGAGTGAGTACGAGAATTACATATTAAGGATGTGGAAGAAACTACGGTATCTGCGTATTCGATATGTTTGGTTCTTAAATCTTTGTTTATTTTTATTTCTTCAGATTTCTTTATGGATTCAAATAAAATTTCCAACTTTACAATAGATTCTCTTATGGAAGAATTATCTTTTAAGAGAGGTTCACCTATTTTTTCTTCTGGTAGAAGTTTTGGCATTGGGTCACACCAAGGTCTAAATTCGTCTATGTTTTCGTTAAAACGATTCCAGTAGCTTTTATTATTGTTAAGCCACTCTTGATATTCGCTCCAATAAAAGTGAGTCCCAAGTCCTTTGTTGGTTCTAATACAAATTGATGAGTTTCCCTTCATATTTGAATCAAAATATAATTCTACATCTGTGCCTCCATAAACAGTAGAAAACCTATCATGATAGCGCATTTTCTCCCAATTTAATAAGTTGTTTTGAGTAGCACGAATTAATCTGTTAATCCATATATTAAAATTTTCATCGTCAAGGGATTTGTCTATCGCTATATCAGTCCAATATTCATCATATTTCTTTTCGAAAAAATCTCTTAAATTACCGTTTGTTTCTGAAATGAGCTCTAAGTCATAACAGGAACAGCTATCCATATTTTGAAAACGAGTTTTCGGGACAGAGATAATTTGTATTTCAAGACGATATTCGGGTTCTCTATTTGCAAAAAATTTTTTCTCTAAGCGCATCTCTGGAGGCCATGAATAATTTTCTTCTAAGTCTTCAATAACTGGAATGTGATTTAAGCTTAGAATTATCGAACCTGATTTTCCATCAAAATTTGGTGTTGTATCAAACTTATCTTCCCAGTCATCGGAAATTATCTTCACAAATTCCCGAGTAGTAACTTCTGGGTTTTTAAAAAATTTAGAAGCACTACAATTAAGTGCGGCGGCAAAATATTCAGTAGGAGTATCCAAACAAACAACAGGAATCCCGTCATTAGGAAAATCGTTCCATTCAGAGACGAGTTCATTATATTCCTTTAAGAGATATTGAAAACTTATTTTTTTATGTATACATTCTAACAAAATATTTGCCATTAAAAAATTTCGATTTTTAGATTTGTCGTGTTTTTCTAATTTTGCGTTGATAATAGGACAAAGAGCCATTCCGTGTATTTCACCACAAAGAGAGCATTTCCGATTGCTAATGAATTCTTTTTTCGCCATAGTCCGTCTCCTTTATAATTGATATATTCCCATTATATAACAATTGCGTGGAGAAAGATAGCAATATTGTCTAACAGCCAGCATTCTTCCCATCAAAATTCCAACCAGCAACATTGGAATAATCATAAGTTGATTTCTCTATTTTCTATATCCAACTCTTTTAAAATCCTTTACCAATTCCTTTTTCACATCTTTCGCAATCTTCTGTATGAATTTATTCCACAATCTTTTCAGCATACACGCATCACCTCCATTTATATCTCGGCTTTTCTTCACCAAACCATTTCCATCTAACAAAATCATCAACAACAATAGCAATCGCACTTAACGGCAAAAATAATAGGGCAAACTGCGGACAAGTCTGACCCAAAACATTTCCCGGTAAACCGCTATAATCCCATACATTCAATCCAAGCCAAAGATTAACAATGCACCCTGTAATAAACTCAGCACTTAATATAAACGCTTCAACTCTTAATACTTGTTTCCAGAACGGATAATCCCATTCAATCTGTTCATTCTGTAGTCCTGCGTAGATAAAACAGATTCCACCGCAGATAATCATGCTATAGTGAGAATACCCACGCCAAAGAATTTCAATGCCGTAATATGTATAACCGCCAAGTAGAAAGAGTACGAGATATTTAATAAGGATTTTAATATTATGCGTTTGAATCACCTGCTTTCGTTTTCTTCTTGCCAATATCTTCTTTTACATTTATAATATAAATGAATGTTTTTTATTCGTCATAAGGCGAGAAAGGAGAAGAATATGAAAAGAATTAAAATGTTGCTTGTTGCGATGTTGTGTGTTGTTATGACATTTGGCGCAGCGAGTGTTCCTGCAAGTGCGGAAATTATTGAAGGGGAGAAACCGAGAGAAATTACTGTTAAAGAAATAAAACTCGATAAGCCTGTGTATCGAATAGGTGAAAGTCCTATTTTAATGGTTAAGTTCAGGGACTTAAATGATGTCGATACATCTCAAATAACTTCTATTTATGTTAGAGGGAATGGTGTTTTATTCTCATTGAAATATAATGAAGACAACGGCTATTTTCAAGGAAGAATAAATTTATACACAAAAAAAGAAGGTAGAACATGGATTGTTATTTCAGAAATTAAAGTTAAAAATAATGACGGAACAATTTTAGTTGCAAAGAGATTCCCGAGCATAGAGTTTATTACAAATAATAATTGTGCAGATGGGAACCATACTATATATAAGGATAACTGGGTAGAAAATAAAACACATTCCCCTTGTACTGAAAGTTGGGATAAAACTATAAGTTGCAATATTTGTCACCAAGTTGTATATCGAAAAATCATTCCTGCTCTTGGGCATGATATTAGCGAATGGATGTTGATGAATAATCCTACACTTTCACAGAATGGACTTGAAGAAAAAATATGCAAAAGATGTGGAATTGTTTTGCAATCACGAATTATACCTAAATTAACTCCTACTTCTAAGCTCAAATTTAAGAAAAAATCCATTACAATCAAAAAAGGAAAATCTATAAGACTTAAATACATAAGAAAACCTGTAAACGCTCAGGACATATTGTCTTGGAAATCATCCAAACCAAAAGTTGTAAAAATTCTTAAAAATGGTAAAATAAAAGGTCTTAAAAAAGGAAAGTCTGTAATTACATTAAAAACAAGTATTGGAAAGAAAGCCAAAATTACAGTAAAAGTAAAATAATAATCTATTGACAAGGGTTCTTTCTTCTGAACCCTTGTTGTTATCTAATTTTATTTATTATAATAATTCAGTACCATCAAAATCATAATCCAATGCATAAATTAAAATATCTACCATATTAACATTAACAGAGTAGCTATCTATAGGAGCAATTCTAAAATCTATAGTATCTCCCTCAGATAAATATAATATATAGTTGTTTAATTGACCCAACGTATAATCAACTGGAGTAGCATAACTTGCGGAATATGCCGCATACCTACTTCCATTTTTAAATAACGCAACCTCAACTCTCTTATTTGCAGTCGGAGAATTAATAGCAAGACGAGTTTGAAAACTATATACTCCATTTCTAGATATTGCAATTTGATAATTCGATTTTTTATAATATAATTCGCTTAACTTACCTTCCGTGCCATTACTGAACGAAGTAAGTTTTACATAGTTATCCTTTTTTGTTCCGCAACTTGTATTATTAGAATTCCAATAATGAGCGACTAAGCCAGCATGACATTTTGCACTATTTAAACGGGATCCATCATTAAATAAAATCCCATTCCAAGAATATACAGTGTTATCTCCTGATATATTATCCCACATTTGTAATCCATTTATAGCACTTAAGTAAAAGCTATAACTCTGTTCTTCATTTTCTTCTCCATATATTGTATATTTAGACGAACCTTGAATTAAACATTCATTTAAGGATAAAGAATCAACTTGTCTTTCCAAAATATTTTTTCTTGAAGAATCAGAGTAAGTTTTACCATCGTAATTTAAAATAATGCTAGAAGTATCGGACAAAAGACTTAGTGAATTGGAAAAATCTAAAATCCCAGTGTCAACTGTATCAGTATGTGAATAAAATGATTTAATTCCCTCACTATTTATCTTCCATCCCCCAATACTACCATCCGTAGAATTAATAACCCCAGAAATATCCGCATCCGAAGCGTATAATTTCCCATCATATCCAACTCTAAACGGTGCATTATCCATAATTAAAGAACCTGCCCAAAAAGCCTGAGAACTACCGCCTAAACCTGCACAAGTTACATCGGTATCTCCAGTAACTAAAGCTAGATTGTCAAGATTAAATTTCCCAATTTTGCCCGATTCAGCCGTAATATTACCCACAACAGTAGCTCCCTGTAGTGTTGCAATTCCATCATTGTTAACAATAAATTTATCATTAACATTAATTGATCCGCCAACTACTGTTATATCTTTTGCAATAACTTTTCCTGCATTATCCCATTTTAAGTACTTGCTATCAAAACTACCATCCGCAAGATTTAAAAAACTACCAGATTCGCCAACTACATAATTCTTAGATTTCAATGCATCAGCCATAATCTTTTCAGCCGTAATAGAGTTTGCCGTTAATTTATCTGCCGTAATAGAATCAGTAAGAATAGAATTACCGTCAATAATTGTAGCTTTTGCCGAATTAGTAAATTCATTTGGCTCGGAATTCAAAGACTCAACTTCTTCGACCATAATTCCATCGACCCAGAAATTAGCATTTTTACTTAATTGATTATATATCGTAGGAACAATACTAATATAATAATAACTATTTGTTTTGTCTGTTACAGTAAATGTAGTAATTGCTCTTTGCCATGATGTATTTGGAGTGATTGTGGTGCATCCTTTAGGAAAAGAAGGTCTTTGAGAATTAAATAAATACGACTCAATATAACAAGTACCTGTTGCGGCATCTATTTTTGTTCCATGTGTAATCCAGTCAATGCCAAAAGATACATTTTGCTCAGAATCAGATTTGACATATGCTGTTATCTGATAAGTTTTTCCTTGTTCTACCTTTATACATCCATAATTATTTTCTTTGTTCCCCAAATAAACCCTAACACGATCTTTCGCCGTTCCAGAAATTTTAAGAGAATTACTACCTTGCCAATATGTAGAACTATCTATTGCCACAGAATTGCTGTCAAATTTTGCATAACAAATAGCCTCATCAGTAGATTTAATACTTTCAAAATCTGCATAACCTGTAGAAGCATACAAGTTCTTATATACTTCACCTTTCGCAGTATTCATAAAAGTAACGATACCATTTAAATTAATATTTTTTGATATTAGACTGATTATCCTATCTGTAAGTTCAAAATTGGACTCACTTGTTCCACTCTTTACAAGCCATGAAAATTTTGTTGCTGTCTGTTCTTCTACGGTTTTAATGTTATGAGCAACATCTTCGGGAGAAGGAGAGTAGGAAGTAGATTTTGTCCCCTTCTCAATTTTCAGTGTTTCGATGTCTGCCAGCAAAAATGAAAAACGCATAAAAGCCGCGCTGTCCGGTATCTGAAGCATTTTTCTCTTTGATTCTTGACTATCCTGAATTTCTGATTTTACCCCCGAAAGAAAGACTTTATCGGAATTGTAAAAACAAGTTGCTGGGGCAGCTCCTAAATTTGTAAAGCCAGACGCGATGTAGTAATCCATCCCACTTAAATCAATGTAGTCGGAATATCCCCATGCAGAATCTTTTATTTCTACGTTTTCTGAACTTAAATACTTACCTTGAATTGTTGTGTTTTGAACAAATAAGTTCACGCCACCCAGTTCTAAGCTATCGTATTGTTGTTTAACTTCCCGCTTGAAGCCGTACATATTCTGAGTAGAAGTGGACATAAACTCTGAAATAGTTTGTTTCTCATCTTCGCCAGTATCTGGATTAATAACCTTAAAAAAGTCGGCTTTTCCCACTTTCGTCTCAATATCGAGAGTATTTTTGCGCGCAATCGTTTCAAGAGTTTTAATCGAAGAAATATTGTCTTCTGGAGCGGGACTCCAATCAGTTGCTTTTTCACCGTATTCTAATTTGACATTTTTCATTCTAAACGTGATTTTAGCTTCTTTTTCTGCGCTTGAATTGTAGAATTGAATCGAAGCTGTCGTACCAACCGATTCATCCGCCTGTTCTGGGATAGTCATTGTTTTTTCGACATGATACCAAGCACCGAGTTTACAGCCCCCTTCTCCGACAACAGGAAGGTTATGCATTGTAACGGCACGCCAAGTCCCAATCGCTGAACTATCTGTAGAATTAGTATAACGCTGTCCAATCCAGAATTCGCTACGGTCTGAACCTGTAGGGAAATTCCATTCAGTATACATAATATCATACGAAAAAGTTACTTTTTCTCCAACTTTATAATCTCTGCAGCCAAGCAGAAAACCGTCGGTTAAATTTACGTTAGAATACTGTTTTTTTGAAGTTAAAGTATGTTCTCCATATCCTTGTTCAGTTTTGCTGAAATTCTTAAAAAATCCTTTTTGATATTCTCCGCTACCAAAAGATATTCTATTGCGGCCATCAATTCCGCTAGTGTCAGCGTCTTTTCCGTCTCTCATTTTTTGAATCGTTATTGTGTCATAATATTTTTCATTAGATGAAAGGCATCGTAGCGTGATAGAAGTAGTTTCGGATGTAAACAAATCACAATTTTTTGAAACGATTAAGGAGGTAGAGGAGATAGTGAATCCGTGAGTTCCAGTCTTTATGTCTGTCCAACTTGAGCCGCCAGTTACGCTATATTGCCATTTAGAAAATGATATGCCTCCTTGAAGAGACGGAGAGAGCGTAATAGTGTCCGGAGAATAAGTTTCCCCGCCATCTGAACTTTTGAAAATAGTAGAACTTGCAGTAATTTTAACGGATTTGGCTGCTGCGCCAGATTTTTGGCAACTCCAAGAAAATGTTTTTATCAATGTTTCGCCGTTAAGAGTTACCGGAATATCAAAGCTTCCCGAATCAGCAGGTAAGATAACTCCTTCTTTTACGGAAAATGTGATTCTATTTGCGTTTTTAGATATCGTAATTCCGTTAGCAGATTTAATCTCTCCAATCGTAAAGTTCGGATTAGAGACCTCTCCTTTTATGACGCTCACATCGGTATAATATGATAAGTTTTCTGAAACTTTTCGGTTTTCGTCCGTTGGAAATTGTTGCGCTTCATTCGACAGATGAATCGAGAATGGCTCGTTCACAATAGTAATAGTAATATCTCCATAAGCACTTACTTTCATTAATCCACCTTCTTTCTAAACGCTAATCTTGAACAATATTTTCTCCGTTCTCATCCATGAATGTGAGCATAAATAAATCATCAACACTAAGAATAGTATCTTTCGGTAATGAGTCTGCAAATTCATCCAGATCAAATAATCGAATGGAATAAATCTCAGTTTCTTTTGAGAGCTCTTCGATTTTTTCGCTCATCTCTTTATTTTTTTGCTGATATTCCTCTCGGAATTCTTCTTTAACAACGCGGTTCACAATCTCTTTTTCTTCTCCAGATTCATCTTTTTTCATCTCTTTAACTTCTCTGGATTTTTCGTCAGTAAGAAAGCCTTTCTGAACATCGTCCCACATTTCGCGACATACTTTTTCGAATGACTGAGCATTGTCGATTAAAGCGGAAATATTGCGCTGTAAATTAAGGCGCAACTTCATCGGAAGTTCTTTGTTACTATCACTTGGCTTAAAGTTATTATTGTACCAAGAAACAATTTTTAAAATCTGATAATTTGATAACTCTACTTTTCCTGTCTTTGTCATAGTTTCTCCTTTTATTCCAATTACTCAAATGAGAGCGTGATATTTTCTACTTCTTCAATAGTTTTTGCTTTTTGAATAGTTTTTTCATATGATTGTTGTCGCTCGACCAGAGGAGTTACATAAGCATCAATTTCCATTGCAAGTTTTGTCAGTTCTTCAACAGTCCAATCTTCACATACATTCCCCACATCGTTCCACTTTAAGAGAGGATATTCAAGTGATTGCTGGGAATATAAGTTGTACATGGCCATTTTGGAGGTTAATTGGCGCTGCTTTTCTTCTGTAACGGTGTAGTATCTTCCTTCCGCATATTTCGCATCAGAAAATAAAGGATGGGAAGATAAGTATCCTGCTAAAGCATTTTTAGATTGTGCGATTTTTTCGAGCTTCAAATTATCTAGCTCTGGATTCGCCGCATAATCGAGATATTTGTCCGGATTTATCATTAGGTCGTCTAAGTTAATAGAATCTCTGTTTACAACAAATTGATTGTAGTCGTATTCTATATATGAAATAGGAGATGTATTACCAGAATCTCCTAAATCTGGAGAATCGACGATTTTCTCTTTCCCATTTAAGCAGATAAATACATACAGCAAATCTTTATCAGCAATAACTTGGACAGGCTGTTGCTTTTCCATAAAAAGTTCCTTTGCCATAGTTGCTCACCACCTTTTTACATATTTTAACAATTTTAGATATATTATATTTTTTATTAATTTTGTTACTGTCGCTGTTTATAATTTGACCCCAATAGGAAATAACTCGCCTTGCCCAGAGAATAGGAATGGCTTTATGCGTACCAATTAATTTTCCTACCTTTAAGAATGTACGACGGATTCGCTTGAATGTTCTTCTCCGTATCGTTGTGTGCCATCTATATATGCGATATCCCATCATGTCTATAAATTGAGTGTCGCTATCTTTTACATCAATTTTTGAGACAAACCAATCTACTTTGATTTCTAATCCTAATTTGTCTTTCGCATATTTTATTAGCTGCTTAACCGCCTTATGGATATCTTTCGAATTTGTTGACATAAGCATGATATCGTCCATGTAAAATAGCTGGTGTTTTACTAAAGAAATATATTCTTTTTCACCAGTTTTCCGTTTCTTTCGATAACGATGCATATGACTGATTTCGTGATATAGCTGAGATAAATAGATGTTACATAAGAATTGAGAGAGATATGAACCGATAGATAATCCCTTATCGAAGGTACTTATTAGGGTTTCTATAAGCCATAATAGCAAGTCATTTTTGATTCTTTTACGGAGAAAATCCATAAGCATTTTTCTGTCAATGCTTTCGTAACACTTTCTAATGTCTGTTTTCGCAAAATATTTAAGCGATTTATTTCTTAACCATCTGCGAATTTTTCTAACTCCATAAATACAACCTTTTCCTTTTATTGAAGCGCATTGATTTGCTCCGATTCGACACAAAATAGGTTGCAATCCCTCAACTGCAATATAGTCATATATTTGTTGTTTTATATTCTGTATTCCAATTTTCCGCTCTTTGAAAGACGATGGGTCAATTTTTGTTTTGTACCATATTGGAGGAAATTTTAAATCTCTATTTGATAATTCAAATTGGATAGAATTGATTATTTTTTCTACAATCCATTTCAGACTATCTTTGCCGTATCTATAGAAAATACAATAAATTTGGTTTCTTGTAAGTCCGCTTTCAGCGGAAAATAAGTCTAAAACATCGTTTCGTCTATATTTTCCTTCTAAGCAAGAATATACAGCTCTGCTTATAAGCTTTCGATCACTTATATCAATATCTTTACAGTATCGTTTCGTTGTACTAAGACCTCGTTTCTTTTGTATTATCCTTGATAACTTAACGATTATCTTTAAAAGGCTTTTCGGTTCTTCGATTTTCTACTACGCCCAATCATAGCCACATAACACTATGATTCCCATTCTTCTGCGGATAAAGAAGAACAGGTTGGTCTTATAAAAAGAATTTTTCGCGCAACGGCGAAGGTATGAAAACATAACAGACTTTTCGTCTGCGAATTATGATGTCAATAAAATAAAATTGAATTTTGATAATTCCGGCAGCCGTAATTCCAGTTCGTCCTGTCGAGCCTGTTCCTGCAATTCACATGAAAGCCAGCATTACGTCCATTCCTGAGATTACCGCCGACAGACACCATAAGTCCCTATAATTATATTAAATAATAAAATAAGAGGGGAATGCCCCTCTTTTACAGTCTTCGCTTTGTAAAATTCACCCCTGAAAGACCAGGATAACTAATCGCGGCAGCCGCAATTCCAGCCCGTCCAGCCGAGCCAGTACCAGCAATTCACAAGAAAGCCAGCATTACGTCCATTCCCGAGAGGACCGCCGACTAAAAATTCTCTGGAACCGGAAGTATTGGCCCCTCCAGCGTAAAGAAAAGAGCCGACTCCTTGTGAGCTACTAGAACCAATGCTTGAAGGATACCAAGCACCTGTGGAGACATCAATAGAAATATCTCCAATCCAATAGTCAGCACCTTTTCCATCTTTGGACGCAGGAATATTGCCTACTTTTGTATATGTCTGCTTGATAACGGAATCAGAGGTACTACGAGCAACTCCTTTTGGACAAACATATACGTCTTTGCTATAGTCGGATTGAAAGAACATTACAGTATCAGAAGCAATTTCATATGCGCCATTTCGATATTCTCGCCCTTGAACCCTGTACGGGTACTTGCCGCTAGTGTTAGACACTGGGGAACCATCGTGTTTTCCGATAACAACATCGGTTGCTCCTGAGTACCACGGCATTGTTGACAAAGTGATATTAGCAGTAACAGAATCTGATAACGCAACGGGAGTAGTATCAAAGCCTGTATCCACGTCTAAATATACTGCCTTATTATTAGCGTCCAAAGCTTCTATCTTTAGAATCCTAACTACTTTTGCGTATTTATGAAGGTTGGTAACTCCTCTGTCTAAATTTACTCCTGTTTTTGCATCATTAAGTTGTCCATATCCTACAGACACAGATGAACCGACTATAAGATTATTTGCTTGACTATTTGTTACTGGGAAATAAACCTCTTTCTCAGAACGAATTATTGAAGCAGAATATTGATAATTATAATTAGTGCATCCCATAAAAATATCTTGAGAATTTTTTGTTGCTCCTTTGATGATATTAAAAATGTACTGAAAAGCCATATGTTCCGCACCTGCACCGTGATATCCTTTTCCTTTTTTCTGGAATTCACTCACCATCTTGTTATGAGATATCCAAAGTTCTGGCTTGGCATTTTTTACAGACCTCAAAACTCCATCGTCTCCGAGGGTTGCATAGTACTTGCTTCCAATACACCATTGAAGTACTTGATTATCAGCAGTTTTACATTCAGTCCAAGGATATAAAATTACATCCGTCCTTAAAGCATGTCTGCTATCTGAGACTGTAAAATCCATATATCCTTCATCCAGATTTGTCTCTACGTTATAATAAAAAGACATCTGAATTGTTCCTACATCGACAGCTCCAGTTGTACGATAATTTTCGTCGCCTTCCAAAGCAGTAGGGTAAGGAGAACCATCGTCATTTCTTTTATAATTGCAGTTCATCCATTCAAAAAGCGGATTTTCTCCATTAAGGTAGTCATCTCTTCCTTCAACAGTATCAGTGGAAGGGGAAAACTCTAATCCGGCGTTATCTAAAAGTTTCGTACCAGATGAGATTGGGTTCTTAGAAAATAGCCAGATTCTTGTTCGATAAATTTTCCCAGTTCTTTTGAGGTCGAAATAGTCTCCGATTGTCTCAAGGTGGGGAGTATTATGCAGAACATCATAAAGTACAGACTTATCGACCATATTTTTTTCTAAATTTTCGGTTTTTTCTTCTAAATTTTTAATGCCGAGAATTTCTTTCACCTGAGATTCATTGGCTCGTCTAAAAGTTCCGTTTTCTTCGATATAAAGAGTCGCACCCGAAGTTACATCAGATGCGACATCAACAGTCGTTATTTTCTTTTCAGACATAAATACTCCTTTCCTTAGATTTCTAAATCAGCGAAACAACCGAATGTAGTTTTGCCATCAACCACATCTTTGTCTAGGTAAATAACTTTTGCAGTAGCGTATGGTTTTGCCGAATCTTTTGCATTTCCTAAAGAATCCCTTCTGTACCATTTATACTCGCAAATCGGAAGGTCATCAGACGTAGCAGCCTCCCATGTCGTTCCGTTATATTTCATAAGAGTAACGCTTTTGGTTGCTTTGTCGATTTTATAGAAAAAGTCCCCCTTTGTTGCGCCAGTAGGAGCAGTGATAGAAAATACATCGCTTTTTAAAAGGTCAACTTCTACGCCATTCTGTTCTACTCTAGCGTAAATACATCCAACTCCAACACCATTCACTAACTGAGTGCCGAGGGTGGAATATGGCTCGCAAGTGATTGGGTCTGTGCGGTCAGTTACTTCCCAGAACCCATAATAAGTCTTTCCTTTGTATGTTACAGAACATCTGAAGAAGTCTTTGGAATCAACCATATCCGCAGTAACAGTAAGAAAAGAATTTGTTTTTCCGGTCAGTTCTTTATATCCGCTACCGACATATTTATACCACTGATAAGAAATAGGATTCGTGTCGTCAATAAGAGTTTCTCCGGATTCAGAAGTTAAAATGTTTCCAGATTCATCTGTGAGCATAGCTCCAGATTCAGAAGTCATGGAGTCAAATACAGTAGAACCATCAATTAAACGAGTACATAAAGTTACGGTATTAAAATCTTCATTTAAATTCTTGTAAATGACACTTCCAGTTGAGCAGTATACTTGGAATGAAACAGCATTTTCTCCGGCATCGGCTTGAATGATTTTGGAAAGCTGAAATTTATGAACGGATGTGAGTCCAGAGGCAGTAAACGTGATTGTGATATCTCCAGAGTTGGCTGAGAACAAAGTAGATCCTTTTTTTACATTAAGAACAATCATTCCTCCAGCACTTGCCGTTGCTTCTGTGTTTGACTTTATGGTTACACCAGATGGAAGAGGAGTACCTACAGTAGCTTTTCCTGCGATACGAGTGGAGCCAGAATAACAATCAAAAGGAATTTCAATGTTCTTTTCCTCCAAAGTTACTCCAGAAGAATTACAAGCGATTCCTTCATGACTATTTCCTAATATTACATTAATAGCGGCTGGGCCTTCCTTACCATCTTCTCCATCTTTACCGTCCGTAACAACAGATACTGTTTGATCGTCAAGCATCTTTGTTGTATTTCCAGACTGATATAATTCACATTTGATTGTCTTGATTGCAGTGGTAGAAGGATTGTAGGTCTTTGATTGTTCGTCAGAAGTAGAGGTATATTTCAAAGAATATGTTGAACCGTCTGCACTTTCATAAATTTTAAATCTTCCAGAATAGATAGTAGCAGTATTATTACCGATTATCTTTTTGCCAGTAAATGTGATTGCAGAAGGAACAAAAACATCGTTCTTATTTACCTGCATAAAAGAAACGTCAGAGGAAACAGAGTAGATGACAGCATCTTGTCCATCAGAACCAGAACGGTCTTTGTTGATTGAGAATCTTTTGGTGATTGTTGCATAGCCAGTTCTAGTACATGTGAATTCTACATATCCAGAATCTGGAGTGATTGCAGTTACGGTATATTTATGTCCTTTTGAATCGTATGTACCAGATACTCCTGTACTTGGAGTGGCCGTAATCGTCCAATTTGAAGTGTCATTATCCGCGCCTTTTAAAATCGAGATAACAGTGTCACAGCCATTTAAAGAAGTGTCATAAAGACTTCCGTCTGTTCGACAAGGAACGCTCTGTGTGTCGTTCGATAAAATACAAGTGATAGTAGCTGATCCAGCCGCACCATCACGAAGTTTGACAATTTGATGGATATCGTAAATGTCATTATCAGAAGTTACGAGTTTAATAATTGCAATATCGTTGATGAATACATCGTCTGTTGCATTAACCACTAATTGAGTTGTGGTTGTGGAGTTTGGATATACCGCAAAACTACCGTCTGCTTTTTTATACTGCCATTGTTTGAGAGAAGTATTTACAAGATTCGCGGTAAGAGTAATTGATTTAGCAGATGTAAGAGCACCTTCGCCGTTATATTTAAATACGGTATCTCCGTTAATACTACAATCTGAAAGCTCAGGAGCGGACTTTGAAAGAGAGAATGACATCTGAGATTTTGACTTGATTTCAACGCCATTTGTATTGGGGTCAATATATGAAATGTTGCAAATATATGTAATGATTGGAGTTGCTTCAAGGACATTTTTAGAAACAATCAACTTCCCGTTTGAAGGTGATTCACCAGAAACAAGATTTGTAACTGAGCCGCTTCCTGCCTGTCGTTGCCATGTGATTGTAAGTCCAGATGCAGTTAAAGATAAGAGCGTATCATTAAAGAAGATAGTAGGTGTTAATACGAGGTTTGTTGTCTCCCAGTTCGGATTATATGAGGGTGTTTGATTTGGGTTATAAAGTACAGTTAAAGGGAGAGAAGAAGTAAGATAAGAAGTAATTCTGCCGACATCCGTTAAGTCGGTAATCGTAATGTCTCCGTAAGCCGAGACTCTAGCCATATTTTTTCCTCCTTAGTTATTTAATTGTTGCGAGTGATGTAATGGTTTCTCCGTTATAGGTAAACGTGCAAGAAAAGTTTGCGCCGTACATTACATCGGTTCTTGTTATAGCGATTTTTTTCGTTCCTTCAGAGTGTTGCTCATTCCAGTATGTGTCACTAGAAGAGTCGAAAGATGTTCTCTTCCAAAGAAAGCACTCAGAATCATAGTTTTCAGTGACTTCGTTGTTATTTTGAAACAGATGCGCTTCAAGAGTTGTTTCAGAAATGCCGTTATTAAAGAATTGACCTTTAGATGCAGAAATTCTTAATTTAAAACTGTTATTGTTTATCTTGTTATCGAGTTCGTTCAAAGAACTTTTTGTGCTCTCTTGAAATTCATTATACGTGAATCCGAATTCGTTTCCGTTTCCATCTTTTATTTGAGTGATGCTGATTTTCCCGTTTTCGTCCGTTTCTATAATTGGAAAATCTAGCTTAGATTTTGAGATTGTATTGTCAGAAATCATTCCGCCGATAATCGTTCCATCAGGAATACCATCCGCTGTAATACCGTTTTCATCAAACATTTTCGTTTTACCGTCACTTCCACGAATGATGAAGTTAAAGTTTCCTTTCCCGTCTTGGCCCATTTGAATTCGGACGTTTCCATCGGAATCATAGAATTGCTGAGTTGCGCCTTTGAACGCAATTGCAGGATTTCCATTTTGAGATATAAGCGTAATCAGTTCGGCGGTTGCAGAATGAGCCATTAAATCTGCGACAGAGATTTTTGCAGCGATTAATTCTTTAATTACCGCTTCATCAATAGTCGAGTTTGCAACTGTAAGGTGAATTGATTGAAGGTCTCCGAACTCACCAGAACCGGACAAAAGATTTTTAATGTGAGCAACATCTGAATTGATTGTTGATGCATTTATCGTATTATTAATTAAGTCTATGATTATATTCCCAGACTCGTCTTTTATTAATTGGGCGGTAAGTTCCTTGAAAAAACCTTCATCCGCATTGAGAATTTTTGCAGTAAGAATATCTGTTTGTATAGACTCAGACACGAGTGTTTTAAATTCTGCACTATCAGCTTTTATAAGTTTTGCAACAATCTGGTCTGCGTCAATGTACTTAGCATAAAGATTCGTGAAATTTCCAGTTACCGCATCAACCGTGGAAGATTGTATTCCAGAAGTATAATTTGAAAATCCGCTACTCCCAAGAATTGCTTTTATAAATTCCGGTGTGATAGTATAAGAAGCTGTTTTATCGGACGCACTAGAATTCATGGTAATTGAATTTTTAGCGGCAGAAACGGCACTTCCAAGTAAGCTGGTAAAGTCGTTTCTTTTTGATTTATATTGCCTTACAGTGGAAAATTCAACCTGTAGAGTTCCGTTGTAAACACAAGGATTTCTTGTTATGGAAATGATTCTTAGACTTTCGAAATGTCCAAATTCACTTACTTCAACATGGACATAATCATATACGTGAAGAGTTTTAACTAGACTTTTATACTCTTCCAATGGATAAACATTGTCTAAAGTATCTGAGTAGGAATATTGCGGATGAGCAGAAGCATACAGATTTTCCACAGCGTCAAGATAAAGAGCATATTGCTTATCTACGGTAGTATCCGTAGTTGTGATATCAGTAGTGATGACATTTTCGTTCGTGTAATCTGTGTGGCGATATATTTTTTTTAGCATATTTTCTTCATCATCAGTAAATTTATCTGTATAATTTTCGCGCTGAACCATAATTTTAATATCCAGCATTTCTTTATTATATTGTTTATACTCTTTAACAGCAGCATCATATTCAGCAGTTCTTTGTTCTAAAGCTTTATT